CGGGAAATGCTTTTCGAGCCAGTCGCGGTATTCATATTTCACGTTCTGAAGGGTCTCCTTGTATAATATTCCCCAGATTTGGCGGTTATAGATTTGGTAATTACCGTGTCGCTTCATATCGAGAAATCGGATATATGTCGGTAAGGTTGTTTCGGTTCTGACACCGCTCCCGTCCGGCGAAATGCGATAACGTGGATTCGTCAAAGCTGCCATAAGTGCGCCACTGCGCCCTTGAACGGTTGCGCCACTCCGCTTTTCTCTTACTCGATCATGTCCTTTTTGATATATGCGCGAGGAAGCAATAAGGCGTTGAGCCTCCAGAATGTCGCGGATTCCTTTCTCAAGCTGCTGCTTGAAATACTGAACTTTGATACCTTCCGTTTCCATTTCATCAAGTAATTACTTTGAATCCGACAGACCAACCGGCAAACCCGGCGAAAAACTGTGTTTCCGGGAGCGTGTTCAGTGTCGACACGTCAAACCGCATAAGAGGACACCCGGAGGTGAGGTCGTCAAGCATACACAACTTTAATTTTTCGGTTATGACTTGCGATGATTCGAGAACGCTCTATGTGTCCCGGCGTTGAGGGTCGTACTTTTCCATGACGAACACAACACACTCGTTTCCCTCCTTGAAACTATCTATATTCTTGCCCTCGCTTTCTGCGGCCGGCGGTAACACAAACAGAGTAATTGACCCGGTTTTAAGTGAGGTTATTCGTTTTGCCATAGCCTCGTCAACAGTAACGGGAAGAATCCCGGTAATAAGTGGAACACGTTTTGCAAGGCGTTCCCAATATTCTTTATATGCGGTAAGATTTATCATATCTGCCCGAAATAGTGGTTAGCCTCTGCGGTACGACGTTTTACCAGACCGGGGAGAATCTTGCCGCCTCCGTGTACCCACTTGGCAAACTCGGCGCGTATTGTGGGGTCGGCAGGGTCTGTCATCACCTTCTTGAAAAGCGTCGATTTCTGGAACGCTCCGATTCCGATGTTATACGCCAGCGATACAAGCGCGTCGAACTGGTTGTTATTGATGTTCGCGCCCCGGAGTTTCGCGGCCACACCGTCGGCGAATCTCTTAATATCCGCCTCGAAAAGCGCGTCAGCCTCGGCCTGTGTGATACGTTTTCCGAGAGTAACCCCCGGCCCGGTATGTCCGTAGCCGATTGTCAGCACACCGGCGGGGCAACGGTACGCCGTCAGCCGACAGCCTTCCCACGCCTTGATTTTTGATTTGATAGACTGTGAAAGTTCCATAATGATTTATTTTTGTGAGTTGTTTTTGTCATGGATATACTCGAATTTACATTTGTAGAGATACAGCAACACCTCCCAGAAGTCGGCGGCCTCCACCTCCTTGACAGTTCCGAACAATCCGGCGGTGGCTACCTCGAAAGTGATACCGGCCCACCCGGTCTTGTCATCAGGACGGGACCCGCCGGAACTGCGGAAAATTATGCGTAGGTCGATTTTCTTGCCGTTAATGTCAATTGGGCCGGCCTGTATCGCGCTCCATACCGATGAAAACAGTGTCGGGGCATGGAAAGCGATAAGGTCAGGCACGGAGGATTCTCCCGGTATATGGTAAAGAACACGGGCTATATCGGCATAACCTTCCGCCACACCTTCGGCATCCGCCTCTGCCAGACTTTCAAAGATAGTAAGGCATTGCACGAACTCTCCGAATGTGATACCGTCGAGCCAGTCGGCCGGGCCTTTGAATCCCTTGTACTCCGGGAGTAGGTTAACAGTAGTGGCAAAATCGAGGCTCTGACGCTCCACGCCGTTGACGGTCTGTGTCCTGAAAAATCCGTCAATAACTTTCCGCTGTCGCTCCAGTTCCGCGATGTGTTCCGGCTTCAGTATCGTGTAATCCACTTTTTTCAGACCAATCAGGTAGGAGAACCAGCGCACACGGAAATAATCAAGGTCGATAACCCCGCCTCCCAGAGCGAAAGCGAGGAAACAATAATATTCATATTGCACCGGAGTAAGTTCCCCGACACAAACGGGAATATCGACGGAGCGGCCGCGTGTTGTGATTGTTTCCATTAGAACGACATTCCTTTACTGTGAACTATCGGGCCGCCGACATACGGCACTGTTTCCATTCCCTCGGCATTGTAATCTGCCACGAGTTGCTGAAGCCGGTCTATGCACCTTTGAGCGTCAGAACCCAGCGAGGCGGCCACGGCTGCACGGGCTGACTGTTCCGCTTTAAGCCGGGATTTCACCGGTTGCGACTGTTGCACTTGAACCACACCCTCCGGGATAACCTCGACGGGCAGACGTTCCACCGCCTTCTGCATAGTGAGCAATACCACTGCACGGGCGGCGGTATCGCCGAACAATTCGTTTTCCTTCCCGCTTCCGTTAAGTATCAGCCCCAGAACCTTATCGCCGAGAACCGGCGCGATCTGCGCTTGCTGAACTTCTCGCATAATCGGAAGGAGCGTAACAAAAAGCCTGTGAGAGCCTATGTTATAATATTCGTCGAACTGCTCTTTTGTACGAATCAGGCATTTGTTCCGTAGCCTGTATTTGTGCGAGCTAATCCAAAATGTAAATTTGAACTGTTCGAGGGATTCCACAAGCGCGTCCGTCGCCTCGTAAGCAAGACGCAAAATGTTTTCTTCGTCCTTGAACTCCTGTAATGCGGTAAGCCCCTTTTCATTATCTCCGAGACGGCGGGAGCGGCCGGCGGTGTCATGCTGCGCGTCGAGTGTCGGGATTATCTTCAGCCAAGTAAAGAAGGCGACCGCCTGTTGCAGATACTTCAACGCTGTGCCTTTCTCAAAATCTGACTCCCCGCTCTCGTAGAACTCCGCGAGGGCTTCCACCGGCTCACGTCCGACAATGGCCGCCACGTCGCGGATTCCAAACGGCAGCACCGGCTCCCACTTGTCGAAAGTAATATCATTGGAAATCATTCCGACAGCGGCAACAATTTCCGCACTGCCGTTTCCGTCTCTGTCAAACAGTTTCATCGCGTTTCAGTTTATAGGGTTTCCAGTCGTCAAAATCTTTATTGAACGACCGTATATTATCGAAAACTTCTTCTTTGTAGAATCGGGCCAACCCTGTATCAAGAGTGATAACCGTCTGTTCACAACGAGGATTACTGTTAAGGTTGGCGGAGCCTTCCACGGCGAAATCAAAACGCTCACCGAATCCGGCCATAACCATTGAGTGGTTTCGGAACACAGCCACACGTCCGCCCCGGAGGGTTGCGGCCTGCCTCAATGTGTTGTAGACCTCTACAAACTTTGAATCGAATATTTCGCCGAGATATAGGTCGATACGTCCTATAAGGCCCTGACTTTGCCAGCGCAAAAGAGTTTCCGCGTCGGTGATAGCCATTGAGAAAGTGGAAAGCAATATATATTCGAGCGGCTGCTGTTTGAGTATAGCCCGTAAATATGTGAGCGCGTCCACGTCTCCGAACGAAAAACAGTGATACGCTTCGCCGGGGTTGAAGTGCCACGGCAAAGAATCTTCAAGGAACAACTCCGATTTTACGCGGCGTTCAAAATTCCGGCTCAACGTGCGATATACCCCGGTTTTTTTGCCGGTGTTCATATCTTCGGCGCGTTCCTTGCCTTCATCTTTTCCACGTCCGGCGGTCGCCTCCGGCTTTTCACTGTTTCCGAAAATATTACGCATTGGCTTTCATTCGGTTTTCGGGGTTAACGTTTCGTTCGGCCTCGACAACGGTACGGTAAAGACCGATTTTTATTTCTGTTCCGGGGAAATTCGCGTCGATGAACTGTTGGAACGGCTGACATAGCACCATATCAGGCACGGAGGTCTCGGTAGCGTTATACACCTTCAGGGCATAGAGTTTTTCCGAACCGCTTCCCAATTTGGTATCAAGTATGAGGTTGGATAACGAGGGGTCCAGCCCGAACCCGGAGGTGGCGGCCGCCTCGGCTTTCTTGCAGATAAGAACCTGCGCCTCGATATACTCTTTTACCTTGTTGTCGATAGGCACTATCTTCCAGCCCTCGAAGTTTCCGGCTTCAGGATTCCAGAACTGCGACGTATGAAGGAACTTTCCGGCGTTCTCCCTCCCGGTCATCGCGGCGGCATAATGCTCCATTGCCTCGTCCTTGAATTTTTCGAGCATTTCGGGCGAATACGGAATGCCTTTTTGCTGACATATATCCTTTATCCGCGCTTCGGCCGCGTCCCAGTAGGATTGCGGCGATTCTATATGTTTGGATATGGCCGAGGCATTGGCGTTATAGGTGGCGAGTAAGGGCGCGAGTGTTCCGGCCAACTCCAGCCAGTCGAACGCTCCGATAAATCGCGGTACGCTGTAATGGTCGTGTCCGAAACTGTAAATATTATAATACGCCAGAGATAC